ACTGACGCAACAGCCATTCTTGGAACTGCTGTGGATGACAACGAGTATGTTGCAGCATTTGACATTGATGGTGCATCTGATGGGGCTTATGCTCCATGTGCTACCCCTGCAGGTGAAGTTGTTATAACTTCTGCAGATACTTTGGACTTAACATTAGCAGGAAGTGGAGCTTCATTTTCTGCAGGTGAGATCAGAGTATATGCTGTCCTACAGGACGTTAGTGACATCGGTGAGATGGAAGCTGACGAAGTAGACAGGGATCAACTTGCATAAATTATAATTTAGGGGGCAGGTGAAAGCTTGCCCTCTATTTTAATATAAAGGAATAATAATGGCAGATACAGTCACATCACAAACAATACTTAATACACCTTATAGATTAGTCATGAAGTTTACCAACGTAAGTGACGGAACAGGAGAGAGTGCTGTTCAGAAAGTAGATGTAAGTGCATTTACTGCAGGTGAAAAAGGTGCGACATGCACAGGTGTAACAATAGACAGAATACATTTTGTAAATGATGGAATGAAAGTACAAATACTTTGGGATGCGTCTACAGATGTGGAAGCATACAAATTGTTGGATACAGAAGGCTACTATGACTTTACAAGTTTTGGTGGACTGCAGAATAATTCAGGTTCAGGTAAAACAGGTGATATTATGTTCACAACTGTTGGACATGCTAACACGGAAACATACAACATCATACTAGATATGACAAAACAATCCTAAGAAAGGATAATAATGTCAGGCACATATCTATCACTTACTAATAGCACACTAGCAAGACTAAATGAAGTACAGCTAACTTCTACTACTTTTGGTTCTGCTAGGGGTATACAAACTCAGGCTAAAAACGCTATTAATGAATCTATACGATATATAAATCAGAAAGAGTTTACATATCCATTTAATCATGCGACAGAAACAAAAACTCTTACAGCAGGAACAGTAAGGTATAGTGTACCTACATCAACGAAGCATGTAGACTACAATACATTCAGGCTAATAAAAGATTCTGATTTAGGTAATAGTGGATATAGACTAGGCATCTTGCAATATAATGACTATGTAAATAATTATATTACACAAGAAGATGAAATAGTTACTACAACACTTAGCCAGAGCCATACAGATTCTGTAACTACACTAACTGTAGCAAGCACTACAGGATTTGATAGTGCAGGAACAGTGCATGTAGGCAACGAAATAATGACCTATACAGCAATAGGTGGCTCTACAACACTTACTGGTGTTACTCGTGGAGCAAGTGGAACAACAGCATCTGCTCATGATAGTGGAGTGCAGGTTGCACAATTTGAAGAAGGAGGAATCCCTAGATATGTGGTTAGATCTCCAGACAACAATTATCTTTTATACCCTTATCCTACTAAGTCACATTCTATAAAATTTGACTATTATACTTTCCCAACAGACCTATCAGCACTAGATGACACAACAAGTATTCCTGCACGTTTTGATGCAGTGATAGTAGATGGGGCTACAGCTTTTGTGTATCAATATAGAGGGGAAACAGCACAGTATCAGTTAAACTTTGCACGATATGAGCAGGGTATCAAAAATATGCAGACCCTATTAATAAACAAGTTTGAGTACTTACGTTCTACATTTATACCAAGAACACCAACAAACGTATTGGACTTAAATCCCAGAGTAGTGTAACATGCCTGATTCATCACAAACATCACCTGCTGCATTTCCACTGCAAGGTGGATTAGTTTTAAACAAGTCTACATTTGCTATGCAACCCGGAGAAGCACTTGAGCTTGTAAACTTTGAGCCTGACATAGGTGGTGGATACAGAAGAATAAATGGCTTTACAAAATATAATACAAACGTAGTTCCACAAACGAGCTTATCAACAGAAGAAATATTATTAGCTTGTATATTTAATGACACCATTGTTGCAGCAAGAGGAGAAAAAATACATACGGCATCAGCAGGAAGTGGATCTTGGACAGAAAGAGACAGTGGCAGAACGAGTGCAGGTAAATACACCTTTGAACGCTTTAACTTTGATGGTAATGACAAACTTATAGTTGCAGACGGAAACAATGCACCAACAGTATTTAACACATCGTTTGCAGCAACAGACGTAACATCAGCAGGTGGTGGAGAAGTTAGCACTGCTGTAACAGGTGCAAAGTTTGTAGTTGTATTTAAAGATCATATGTTCTATGCAGGAATGTCAAGCACACCACAAGAAGTAGTTTTTAGTGTACCATTTGATGAAGACAACTTTGCAACAGGTAGTGGAGCAGGAAGTTTTAAAGTAGACGATACTATTACAGGTCTTAAAGTTTTTCGTGAAAACTTGTTTATATTTTGTGAAAATAGAATATTTAAATTATCTGGAACATCGTCAAGCAACTTTGCTGTAGCACCTGTAACAAGAAACATTGGATGTGTAAATGGACAGACAATACAAGAATTTGCAGGTGATCTAATATTCTTGGCAGCTGATGGTTTAAGAACCGTTGCAGGTACAGCAAGAATTGGTGACGTTGAACTAGGAACAATTAGTATACCTGTGCAGTCATTTTTTAATGAAAACATAATGAACGCTTCTAATTTTGTATCATTAGTTGTGCCAAACAAAACTCAGTATAGACTATTCTTTACTAAAACAGGAACTGCTCAAGCATCAACAGAGGGTGTGCTATGTTCCCTAAGAGGACAACAATTTGAGTTTGCTAAGATAAAAGGTATAAGACCTACAGCTACCGACACAGTTCCTACAACTTCAGCAGTGATTCCTCCTTCAATAGTTATACATGGTGGAGAGGGTGGTTATATTTATAGACAAGAGGTAGGTAACGATTTTGATGGAACAGCTATAGATGGTAAATACAGAAGTCCTGATTTAAGTTTTGGTGATGCAGGAATACGTAAACACATGCACCGTGTTCTTGTAAGTTATAAACCTGAAGCTGCTATAAATGCAGATTTGTTTTTAAGATATGACTATGAAGATCCTAGTAGTCCTAGACCTGCAGCATATTCTCTATCAGCTAGTGATATTGTTGCTGTGTATGGAACAGGTGTATACGGAACTTCAACATATGGGGGTCAGTCAGAGCCTTTGTTGCGACAGTCAGTAGAAGGATCAGGATTTACTGTAGCACTAAGAGTAGATGATAACGGTGTAACAGCACCGTATGCTTTGAGAGGATTTCAGATGGAATATCAAACAGGAGCTAGAAGATAAATGGGAGCAACATACACAAGACAGTCCACGTATAGTGACGGTGATGTTATCACGGCTGCCCACACTAATGACGAATTTAATCAGTTATTAGCAGCCTTTCAAGCATCAACAGGACACACACACGATGGCACTGCCAACGAAGGTGGTCCTATCACAAAACTATTAGGTAACACACTTACCTTTGGTGCAGGAACAGCAGGAACAGATATTACTATAACCTTTGATGGTGAGACATCAGATGGTGTTTTTATGTGGATGGAAGATGAAGACCACTTCAAGTTCATGGATGATGTTGTAATTGATGGCACAAAAAGATTATACTTTAATGATGAAGGTGGCGAATATTTACATGGTGATGGCACAGACTTAAATATTGTTGCAGGTGCTGATATTAATATACCTGCAAATGTCGGATTAACATTCGGTGATGATGGCGAGAAGATTGAAGGTGACGGAACAGATTTAACCATCACAGGTAATAATATTAATCTTACTGCTACAGCAGATGTTAATATACCATCAGGTGTTGGTATAACTTTTGCTACAGCAGAGAAGATAGAATCAGATGGAACAGACCTAAGTATTACCGTTGGTTCTGGTGGTGACATCAATATACCTGCTGACATAGGTTTGACATTTGGTAATGACGGAGAGAAAATAGAAGGTGACGGCACTGACTTAACAATAACTGGTAACAATATCAATCTTACAGGTACGGCTGATGTCATCATACCTGCGAATGTTGGTCTTATTCTTGATGGTTCAGGTGCTGAGAAAATAGAGTCTGATGGGACAGATATAAACTTTAGTGTAGGCTCAAGTGGTGACATAAACATTCCTGCTAACATTGGCTTAACTTTTGGCAACGATGGTGAGAAGATAGAGGGCGATGGCACTGACCTAACTATAACAGGCAACAACATAAACCTCACAGCAACTGCTGACGTTGTAATACCTGCAGACGTTGGTATAACATTTGGTACTGGTGAGAAGATTGAAGGTGACAACACAGACCTTACAATTACATCAGGTGCAAAAATAAATCTTACAGCCACCTCTGACATACATGTACCAAACAATGTTGGTATAGTATTTGGTGGTGACAGCGAAAAAATTGAAGGGGATGGTACAGACATGACTATCTCTTCAAACAATCTTACTGTTGATGCTGCAGGAGATATAGTCTTAGATGCAGGTGGTGCAAACATTACATTTAAAGATGACGGAACATCTATACTAGACATAGCAAACAACTCTAGTGATGTTGAGCTTACTGTAAGTGTTGCAGATAAGAACTTTGCAATCAAAGGAACAGATGGTAGTTCAGCTATAACAGCTTTAGACATTGACATGGCACTTGCAGGTAAAGCAACTTTTAGTGGCGATGTTGTTGTAACAGGTGACTTAACAGTAACAGGTGATGACCTTACTATGGGTACAAACACCAGTGGTCACATCATGGTTGCTGACGGAACTAACTTTAACCCTGTAGCTGTATCAGGTGACGTAACTATCTCTTCTGCAGGTGCAGTAACAATAGCTAACGGTGCTGTTGAAACTGCGATGGTAAATGCAAATGTCATCACAGGACAGACTGCTGAAACATCTCTTGACACATCTAATGACGTTATACTTATACATGATGCGTCTGCTAGTGCATTAAGAAAGACTACACTCGCATCCATATCTTCTGCTCTTGGTGGTATCACAGATGTTGTAGCAGATACATCTCCACAGTTAGGTGGCAACCTTGACACCAACAGCCACAATATACTTATAGATAATGACCATTTTATTGCAGACGAGAATGGTAACGAGCAGATAATATTTAACACTACATCTTCTGCTGTCAATCAGTTTGAGGTAACTAACTCTGCTACAGGTAATTCACCTGAGTTGTCTGCAACAGGTGGTGACACTAACATAAGCCTGAAGATAACTCCAAAGGGAAGTGGTCAGGTTTTACTAGATGGTAACGTAGGTATTGAGTCTGGTACGATAGACCTAAAGAACTCAGGCTCACGTTCTAAGATTAACTTCTATTGTGAATCAGGCAATGCTCACGCACAAGCACTACAGGCTGCACCACACTCAGCAAGTGCGTCTAACACACTGACACTGCCAAGCACAGGTGGTGACGTTGACCTAGTATCAACAGCTTCTACTGCTACACTTACAAACAAGTCAATAGACTCTGACAACAACACTATTACAAATATTGTAAACGCAGACATCAAATCTAGTGCAGCTATAGCAGACACTAAACTTGCTACTATAAGCACAGCAGGTAAAGTAGCTCTCAGTGCCTTAGAGATAGACGGTGGCACAGATATAGGAGCTAACTTAGTTGACGCTGACTTATTAATTGTTGATGACGGTGCAGGTGGTACAAATAGAAAAACTGCCATGTCAAGAGTGGCAACGTACATTGAAGGTGGTATAAGTGGTGATATAACCATCTCTAGTGGAACGGCTGCAATAGGCAGTGGTGTTATAGTAAATGCTGATGTAAACGCTTCTGCAGCACTAGAGTTTAGCAAGATGGAGAATATCACAGCGTCTAGGGCATTAGTGTCTGACAGCAACGGTGATGTATCAGCAGCAACAACTACCTCAACAGAGATAGGTTATGTAAACGGTGTAACATCAGCAATACAAACACAGTTGGATGCAAAGGCGAGTAAGGGCTTTGCCACAGCTATGGCAATAGCCTTATAATTGGAGAAAGATAAATGGCACAAGATTTTGAAAGAAACACTTCAAACGCTGTAGGAACAAGTGCAGCAACACTACGCACTGCAAACTCAGACGATGCAATAGTGGGAATCATGGTAGCTAATGTAGCAACTTCACAGATAAATGTTGAAGTGTACATAAACGATGGCTCAAATGATATACATCTCGTTAAAGATGCTCCCATACCTGTTGGTTCTTCTTTGCAGGTCTTAGACGGTGGTGCAAAGATAGTGATGCAAAGTGGTGACGCACTCAAGGTTAAGAGTGACACAGCAAGTTCTGCAGATGTTTGGGTATCTGTTGTTGACGCAATTAGTACGTAGGAGTAACAATGCCTTATATTGGAAATGATTTAGCAACGCAGTTTCAAGCGTTTGCCACACAAACCATAACAGGTGACGGTAGCACAGGCTATACGCTTGATAGAGCCGTAGCAAACGGCAAAGAGATACTTGTGTATATCAACAACGTAAAACAGGAAGAAGGCTCTGGTAAGGCTTATACAGCGTCTGGTACGACAATTACATTCTCTGAAGCCGTAGCAAGTGGTGACTCATGCTATCTTGTGTATATGGGTTCAGCACAACAAACAGTGACAGCACCTAGTGGGAGCATTGTGTCAGGACAAATAGCTAATGCTAGTCTTGAATTACCAAGCACTTTAGATATGAATGGCAACGAGTTGATTCTTGATAGTGATGGTGATACGTCTATTACATCTGACACTGATGACCGTGTGGATATGAAAGTAGGTGGGTCTGATGTAGCTCATGTAAAACCTGCTGGATTGGGTATTGGGACATCATCTCCAGATGGTGCATTACATGTTAAAGGTATATCTGACCACGGAAGAATAGTTTTAGAGAGTGGTGGAACAACTGGTTCTACTAATAATATGTTTATGCAGTTTCATAATAATGGTGGAACAGAAATTGCACAAATTGCCATAGAAGAAGCTGCCACTAATTCAGGGCAAATAATGTTTAAAACTGGCGGTACAACAGAACAGATGAGGCTTTTTAATGATGGTAGACTTAGTTTAGGTAGTACTACAGCACAAAAAAAACTATATGTCCTTACAGATTCAAGAGGTGAATATAGTGATGGTTGGATTGCTAGATTTCATAATGATGGTAATTCTGTAGCCAATTACGGCATGGAAATATTTTGTGGTTCTGATGATGCTTCTGGAACAAACTATCCTCTGCGTTTTTGTGATGGCGATGGAGGAGAGCAAGGCTTTGTTTCCTTTAGCGGTGGCACTGTATCTTATGGTGCGTTTACAGCTAATCACCCTTGTATAATTCCTGATGCAGATAACACTCCAACATCAACAGATAATGCGTATCCTTATGGAACATTATTAGAAACAACATCAATTCAATACACTCAAAAAAATGGAGCAGATAGTGAAAGAGGGATTCTGTATAATGTAAGGAAAACACAATCAGCAAATAGTAAAAAAGTTCTTGGTGCTTATGGTAGTTCTATGAATCAAGGACCAAATGATGAAACAAATATGCACCAAGTGTTAGTATTAGGTGATGGTCACATATTATGTAATAACGCAGGTGGTAATATATTAGTAGGTGACGGTATATGTTCATCAAGCACAGCAGGTATTGGACAGAAAGCCACAGCAAATCCATCAATGATTATTGGAATAGCACAAGAAGATGTCACGTTTAGTGGCAGTGAAACTAAATTAGTAGCTGTGCAGTACGGACTGCAACAGTTTATACCTTGGAGTTAAGTAAATGCCATACATAGGAAAAAGTCCATCAGCAGGAGTTAGGCAACGCTATCAGTATACAGCGACTGCAGGGCAAACTACATTCAGTGGTACTGACTTAGGCAATCTCACATTGACCTATACAGATAATAATTTCGTTGATGTGTTTCAGAACGGAGTCCTCTTAAAAGGTGGTACAACAGACTACACAGCTAC